TATTAGCATTGATAAAATGCTAAAAGAAATCCCGGCACTCGAGTCACGAATCAGCGTTCTTTCTCGCGAACTTGCTCAATTGCAAGATAAACTCCAAAATACACGACAAGATGTCCGCGATTATCTTTCGAAAAAGTACGGTATTTGATTGAAAAGTTAGTGTACAGTGATGGGAACATTGGCTATAATGTTCCCATCAATAAACGAACGGAGTAATTTAAATGTCCATCAAAACTGCTGCAATCAACATTGGGTACATAGCGTCATTTGCATTGTTTTATTCGATGTATATCGGAAATGCTTATGCCGTTCTCGGGTGTGCAATGGCAGTTATCGGTTCAACCATTAGTGCGAGAATTTGCAAATGAATTATTATGCGACAGTTAAGAACTTTTTGGAAAATCGTCGGGATACTTCCAATAATCGCTTTAAAACCTATAAGCCTGTAGCTGAACGGTTGGCAAATTATCACCACTTCATGAAGTTGGTAAATGATATTTTGCCGAATCTGATGCCCACATCGGCTCTGGGTAAACACAATGGCATCTCCAAAATCAAGCCAAACTACTTCAATGTTGACGCCGAAAACGACGTCACCGTTAAAGGAATTATTTGGCTCAACACAGTGTTTGAAGCAGATTGTTTTGCAACGAGACTAGAAATGCTTATGCATTGTGGGGCTGCTGTAAAAATTGATATTTCTGAACATGGCAGAAATCAAATAGTTAAATTTAGCATCATCTTGAGCGAAATTGAACACGTCAAGCCTGTTGCTGAAGATGCAAACAGTGTCGAAGAGGCACGATCGGCAGAACATGTTAATCTCGAAACCGAGAAAGAAATTTGCGAAAGCATCTTCTTTTCCGAAGCGATCGGAAAAGCTATTCACACAATTCGAGGTGCACTCCACTTTGGCTCTAAGCGGTTGAAAGAAATCGACTGCGAAATCGCCAAGTTGCAAGCACTACGTAAAGAAGTCGAAGACAACATGAAAATTATCAAAAACTCAATTGGGGCTTAATTATGAATATGATTCGTCAACCTACCGGTGTGAAAGGTATCCCGCTGATCGCAATGACTGATTCTTACAAAATCACCCATTGGAACCAGATGCCTGAAGGTACCGAAGAAGCAGTTTTCTACATCGAAGCCCGTGGCGGCAAATTCGATGAAATCGTTATCGGTGGTGTGGAATATCTGCTGACCAAGTTTGCAGAAATCATCACCAAAGATGATATTGACGAAATGGATGCCATGAGCAAGGCTCACTTCGGCCAAGACGTATTCAACCGCGAAGGTTGGGAAGCAGTTCGTCAATATCAAGAACAGCATGGCTGTCTGCCCATCCAAATCGATGCTGTTCCCGAAGGCACTGTTGTCCCAGTCAAGAACGTTGTGCTGACTGTTCGTGTTAAAGCACCGTTCGTTTGGTTGGCGGGCTGGTTTGAGCCAATCATTTTGCGAGCTGTTTGGTACACTTCTACTGTTGCCACGCTGAGCCGCGAATGTATCAAAACTATTCGCCACCATCTAATCGAAACTTCTGACCTAGAAGTAGGCAGTCCTGAGTTCAACTTTGTGCTGATGACCCGGCTACATGATTTTGGTTCTCGGGGTGTTAGTTCTGGTGAATCTGCTGCAATCGGCGGTTGTGCTCATCTGTACAACTCCATGGGTACTGACACTTTCGAGTCGCTGTATTTCGCAAAACAACTGTTTGGCGCCGAAATGGCAGGCATTTCTGTACCAGCTCGTGAGCACTCCACTGTAACCTCTTGGGGTGCCGATCGTGAAAAAGATGCCTACCTCAACTCGGTTAAACTCTTTGGCGCTGGTGCATATTCCATTGTGTATGACTCTACCGACTTCAAGAAGGCAATCCGCGAAATCGAGAGCTATAAGGACGAAGTCATCGCCAAGGGTGGTACTCTGATCGCTCGACCTGACAGTGGTGATATGATCGACAATATCAGTTTTGCTCTGGAAACTCTGGGTGAAATCTTCGGTTATGAAACCAACAGCAAGGGCTACAAGGTTCTGAATAAGCATTGCCGCATTATTCAAGGTGATGGCATCGACGGTCCCGAAGTTATCGGCCGTGTTCTGACTGTTATGAAAGCTCGCGGTTGGGCTGCAGAGAATATTGCGTTTGGTATGGGTGGCGGTCTTCTGCAAATGGTCAACCGCGACACATGCAAGTGGGCCATGAAAATGTCTGCTATCAAAATCAACGGTGTATGGAAAGACGTATTCAAATGCCCGAAAGGTGCCGAATGGAAAGCTTCCAAGAAAGGCCAGCTCAAACTGCGAATCATGGATAATGGCCGTTATTACACCGAAGGAACTATTGAAGGTGGTCAAATGCTGTACGGTGTAAGCATCAAAGACGGTTTTGTTGAACTTATGTCGAAAGATGCATTCGTCCGTTATTATGACGCCGAAAAAGGTCAAAAATTCAAGAGCAATCTGGCTCAAATCCGCCAGCGCACTGCAATTAAGTAATCATCAAATGCCCTCTTCGGAGGGCATTTGACACTGGAGAAATCATGATCAACAAAATTATCAAGTGGTATGAACAAGAATGGCTGTATAAAAGAAAATAATCTATGAATGGAAAAATTCGTATTTGGTAAAATATTTTTCAATTGATGGAGAATTCGGACATCTTCCATCATATTGGGGCCAAATGTACGACGGGTATAAGTTAAATCGTTTACGACTCTTTATTGTTTCTATTGAATGGGGTCATATCGTTATGTCAAAAGCGGAGTGGGAAAGTAATGCAGATCAAACTGACAAGAAATGAATTCAAAAAAGCTCTAGAAAATAATGACCAATATGAATATCCGCTAAACAATGAAACAATCAACCAATTGCGTTCAGTTTTTTCTGTCCCGCAAGTTGAATATGTTTATTTGTCATTTCAGGAATATCAATCCATTTTACCCATAATCCCTGCAATGTGAATGTGTATGCGCATACATAATCACGCCAAAGAATTCACCAGGGTGATCGGTGGCAATATCAGAGTTAATCTTTTGTCAACAGATCATGAACAAATCAAAAACACGATCTATTGGGCATTTCCTGATATAGAAGAAGTTGAAATTGGAAATTCAAAATATTTTGTCCAAGACGGCAAAATATATAACGCAACAATAGACTACAACACCAAACAGGTTATAATGGTGGCAAAATGACCCTCAAGTTTAGAAAATTCAAAGCAAAAGACGAACGTAATATGTTTAAAGTTACCATCAACTTCAGCGACAAGTTTGATGATAAAACGATTCATTGGGAACTGCCAGCTGTTAATTTAAACGAAGCTTCTATTGAAATTGAGCGTCTTGCCATTTTCCTGGAAAAATGCAAAAATCGATACCCAAACGGTAAAGGTGGTCTGGACGATTTCACCGACATTCCCGACTACTATCGCTATTTCTGTGAAGAGGAAGAAAGCATAGAAATCTGGGAAAAATATGGTGTTGAAACACTATGGTGGCCACACCATGTTAGTGAATATCCAAAAAACCTTGCCAGCTATGAAATCGTATATACTGATAACGACAACGTGAAGTACAGTGTAACCTTGTAATTAAATAAGAGCATATGGAGGAATCTTTATGCTCTTAAATTCCAAATCTGCTGATGAATTAAAACAGAAATTGTTTGAAGAACAAAATAAGTGTTGTAAATTGTGTGGAAACGAGTTTGACGGTCCATACAATAAACAGCATTTGGATCACGATCATTCACTTGAAGGATCAAACGCTGGAAAGATTCGAGGACTATTGTGCGCACCATGCAATATGTTAGAGGGTATGATAAAGCACAAATTTGTTCGATCTGGTTTAAAAGGCCGCTCGGTTGATTACATCGAGTGGATGAGGGCATTAATCGAATACGTCGATTCGGATCATTCTAGCAATCCTATTCACTCTCAATATTTGGGTGATATGGTTAAACAATTTTCACGGAAAAGTCTTGCAGATATGCAATCAGATATGTCTGCGAGAAATTTTGAATATGATCAAAAGGACACAAAAGCTGTATTAGTCAAAAAATTCCGAAAGCAATTTAAAAAGGCAATACAATGACAATTCGTCCCCTCGTCAAAGAACTTGTGGGAGGAGTATCTTCCTCCCATAACGAAAACGCAAATAAAGATGCCAACGTTATTCCAACGATGCGTGATATGATGGCTGGCATCACCTCTAAAGATTACGCTGAAAGCATAATCCCACCTCATATGGTTGCGGCCCATAAAGCCGGTGATATCCATATCCATGATCTCGATTACAGTTTCACTCTGCCTATGACAAATTGTTGCTTGGTTAATTTAACCGGTATGTTCAAAAATGGGTTTAAAATGGGTGATGCGCGAATCGAGTCTCCAAAATCATTTGCTGTAGCAGCTGCTGTTATGGCGCAAATCACAGCGCATGTATCCTCACATCAATATGGCGGCACAACATTAGCCAATGTTGACCAAGTACTCGCGCCATATGCTAAATTGTCGTGGGATAAACATTTGGCTACCGCGGCGGAATTCGGTTTAAGCTATGAAGAACAATATCGTTATGCAAATAAGCTCACCCAAAAAGAGATTTACAACGGCATTCAAGGCTTTGAATATGAAATCAACACTCTTTTTACGACCAACGGCCAAACGCCTTTTGTGACAATTTCATTCGGAATGGGTGTCAATTGGTTCGAGCGCGAAATCCAAAAAGCGATTCTCAATGTTCGTATAAAAGGCTTAGGCAAAAATGGCACAACACCCGTATTCCCAAAACTTGTCATGTTTATGGAAGACGGAATCAATTTAAATCCAAAGGATCCAAATTATGAAGTTAAACAGCTTGCTTTGGAATGTGCATCCAAGCGAATGTACCCTGACATTATCAGCACGAAAAACAACCGATCCATCACCGGTAGTAAGATTCCTGTTAGTCCAATGGGTTGCCGCTCTTTCCTTTCTGGTCTAGAATCAGGCGAACTCGACGGTCGTAATAACCTTGGTGTCGTGTCAATTAATATCCCGAGAATTGCAATAGAATCCGCAGGCGACAGGAAGATGTTTTACTCCCTATTGAACGATCGATTTGATTTAGCGCTTGACGCCTCAATGGAGCGAATTCGCAAATTGAAGGGCGCGAAAGCAAAAGTAGCTCCAATTTTGTACTGTGAAGGTGCTTTTGGCTTATACTTGGACCCAGAAGAAGAATTTCTCCCTCATCTGAAATCGCGTGCCTCAATCTCAATAGGTTACATTGGTCTCCATGAAGCATCCATGTATATGACGGGAAACTCTACGGCAAACGACGTCGAAGCACAAGCTTTTGCAGTCGGAATTGCGGAACATTTAAACAAACTGTGCGAAAAAGCGCATATTGACACCGGTTGGGGATTTAGTCTTTATTCTACGCCGTCAGAATCACTGTGCGACAGGCTTTTGAGATTGGACCGTGAGAAATACGGTGTTATCCAGGGAATTACGGACAAGGATTGGTATACGAATAGCTTCCATATTCCTGTTGATGCCGAGTTGAATCCGTATGACAAAATAGATGCCGAAAAAGAATTCCATTGGATTGCATCAGGTGGGCATATCAGCTATGTCGAACTACCCAATATGCGAAACAATCTCGAGGCCCTTGAGCAAATTTGGGATTACGCGATGGAAAATCTTTCCTATTTTGGAACAAACACACCTGTCGATAAATGCTATGAATGCGGTTTTGACGGTGAATTCAAATGCACCTCGAAAGGATTTAGTTGTCCGAGCTGTGGTAACCACGACTCAGCAAAGATGTCAGTTATCCGAAGAGTTTGTGGGTATCTTGGTGCTCCGTTGGCGAGAGGATTCAATAAAGGCAAACAAGCCGAGGTTTCATCACGTGTCAAGCATGTGAAATAATTTTAAAAACTTGTTTACATTTGCGCAGATGTGTGTTAATATACATCTGCGCAAACTAAACAGTCCAAATGAGGTTATTATGTCTGATATTAAGCAAAGTATTGAAACCTTTGAAAAGAAATTCCAGGATATTAAGTCCATCCTGGAAACCCCAATGGATAAAGCCGAAGCTCAACAGGCAATCCACAAACTGAATTCTATGTCTGAGGAATTTGAATCAATCGCTCAAGCTGTTGCTGATCGATTCTGCATTTCCTTCTCGACCGGTGATTATGGATATGGCCGCACTTACTATCCCAAAGGTCATGACTACTGGGAAGAAAGTCAAGCTGAAGATTATGGCCAAGGCGCCGACCGCGGCTACTGGCTCAGTTCCTCTGATATGTGTTAAGGAGAAAAGAAATGGCTCGTTCTAATGAATTGGTAGAAAAGGCAGTGCAACTCCAAAAACTTCTTGTTGAAGTTGAAGCGCTGGCGACAGAACATGATTATGGCATGGAAATCAATGGTAATGAGGTTGATTTCAGTGACTGGCTGTCAAGCAGTTGCTACGGTGAAGGTTCTGAAGCATTCGGTGTTCATGCGGATGGCTCCGTTTGGATGGAAAGCAATTGTTAATTTCAAAGGGCTCTTCGGAGCCCTAATTTGAGGATTTTGTTATGATTATTGTTGGCTCTCGTGCTTTTCAAGCTGTCCTAACCCCGACTGTTGCGCCAACAGTTAATATGGACCATGACTTCATTGCGTATGAGGATGAGTGGAACGAATATCAAGCGCGCAATCAGGGTCGTCCAGTGGAGGTAAAAAGCCAAAACGTTCGAGCTTTTGTTGTTGGCGACGGCAAATCTCGTTGCTGTTATCATGAAGCATACATTGTTCAACCGGGATCTTCCGATGAAATGATTTACAAACTCATGGATACTGTTCCCGGTAAAGACGTATATGCCACTCCCGAAATTCTTCTAGCTATGAAAATGGCACATCGGTTCAAAAAGAACACTCGCAATTTCATCAAAACCATGATGCACATTCATGAATTGCGTGAATTTGGTATAGTCATGGGGCCTGAACATGTGGAAATTTTCAAAAAGCGTGAACAAGAATCTCTGAATTATGGCCATCCGAAGCTTAACGTCGGCAAAGGCGCATTTTTCAAAGACGACATCTACACCTATGATCATGACACAATTCATGAAGCAGTGGCGGTTGACGGTATTCCAGCATATCGGTCATACATGGTTGATGGCGCTGAAGTAATGACGTCAAAAGAAAAATTCTTTAATTGCTCTCGTCGTATTCAGTTGATGGGTGTTTATGAAGAATCATGTGTTTTGGCTCTGGAACGCTGTCTTATTCCTTTCCCAGGAAAAGTTCAACCCTATAAAGCTTTTCAAATGGCCCTTGAGAAAGTATGCACTTCTATCACATCTGGCTGGTTCCGCGAATTTACCTGGGAAAATTATTGTGATGTTGTGAAAATTTACGCTGATCAAGTCAGGGCTGGCAATTCATACGATGAATTGTTCAAACGAAACCAACATCTCCTGAAAATTCACAGTAAATAAATATTGATTTTCACATAGGAGGTATACCGTGGAAGGATACATAGTCCAACAAAAGTTCGTCAGAACTGACATCCCGGCACCAGAACCGGAAAAAGAGGATGAATCCGAAAATCCTAAAACAGACGAATAGAAGCTGTTAATAGTTTATGCCCAGGTGTTATAATGACCCTGGGCATTTTTGTAATTGGAGAATGTAGTGGATATTGAAATGCATATTGAAGCACAAAAACAGATTCGAGAAGCTGAATGGTCTGTTCGTACAGCAAAACATGCTCGAATGCGGGAATTGCGAAATGTGTATGTAGAAGAAAAAGAAGCTGGCCGAGTCAAATCGGAACTTATTTCAGAAGATCATATTGCTAAAACTATTTCAAATTATTTGGCGTCGAATGAATATAACGTAATGCTTGACCGCAGAAAAGAAGTCGCAAAACAAAAATTTCGTTGTCCATGCTGCGATACCGATCAAATCCAACTAGTTTCATGGACACATAAGGTAGTCGATTTGCGATGCCGTAAATGCAAACGAAAATTTATTTGGGAGTCTCCGATATGATGTTTGAAGAAGCTAAAGAGTTAATAAACCGCCCTCCTAAACTTTTCTTTGGGAAAGAATATGATGGGACTCATGTAGGCAGTATTTTGGAAAAAATACAGAAATACAATAGCCCAGGCGATGCTTATCGAGTGGAGTATCGAGTATTGCTAGACGGCGGCGACGTCGTAACTAGAGTAGGAATAGCTAATTATAACTGGATAGCAAAAGTTGGCTACAGACCTGATGTTGAAATAACAAGAATCAAACCAACGGAAGCGACGTTAGACCGATGGAGCTGTATCTATTCGGAGAAATGGCATGATTGAAATATATGGAATTGTTTCAGAATCGCACAAATGTCCAGCATGTGATTTTATTGTCAAACGTCTTGAAGAAGATGGCATAGAATATTCCATAAAAACTGTTTTGCGAGATGCTAAAACTGATCTCGGGTTTGAGTACCAGCGAAACGTCATCGATGAACTCAGGCGACGTATAAGGCAACCCAAAGGTTCCCTGGAGCTTCCCAAGGTTTTTGTTAATGGGATATACATCGGCGGTGCCAAAGCTCTCCTGGATTATCTGGATTCATAGGCCTCTTCGGAGGCCTTTTTCGTAAAAGTAGTGTACAAGGTGTTTTTGCGATGATAAGATAAGTCACAAGTCAAGTGAATGGAGATTTACATTATGATCGATATACCGAATATTATTGAAAATATGAACAAAATGTTTGCGATTCTTGGGTATAAGCCCAATAATGGCAAAGCATGGACAGGCTATGTTGACGCAGAAGGCAAAGGCCGCCAACCAATCAATTGGCAAACTGCTAAAATGGTAGGCTTGAAGATCTGGTCACCGTTGTGTCAGCACGAGAAACTGTTTGGAATTACTGCAACTCCTCAACAACTAGCCGAAGTTCGCAAGTTCGCAAAAGACAACCGGCGAACAATTGGTTGGTCAAATATGCTTGTGTATGACAAAAAGAACAAACAAATTAAAGCAATGCGTTTTATCGCTAATCCTATGTCAACTATGTGAGAAAATACTATGTCTATGAAAAATATTGCCGAATTTATTCGTACAAAAATCAACTCGTTTGTCAAGAAAAATACTTCAATCGAAGACCAATATACGAAAGCAGCAGAACAAGTGATTAGCCAAATCACCGGGCTGGAAACGGCACATGTGAAATCCGTTTCAGAGGAAAAACGGTTGCGTCAATATGCAAAAGATAAGCAAGTTGAGGCGCGGCGAAAAGATAATGAAATTCGTATGCTCATGAATCAAAATGTTCCCGTCGAAACTCATGTTAAACTTGCTATTCTGTACCGTCGTACGGCAGATGCGCTGAATGCCAAAGCTGATGAGTTGGAAAAAAATGCGGGACGAGATTAAGCTGGCGGTTGTTGAACTCGACAATTCTCGTTTAGACTTGGCTGCCAAACTTGAGTTTATCCGCGAAACTCGCAATGCAGAAGCGCTTGGTATTTCTTGTTCCGAAGATGTCATCGAATTGGCTGGTCTCACCAAAGTCGATGTCAACGATGTGATGATGCGTATCGAAACCTTCAACGGCGATAAACAAACAGCTGTAACAATTAGCGAAATCGAAAATTATATCAATGGCCTGAAGTAATTGAAAGGGCCTCCTCGGAGGCCCTTTGAAAATGGAGTATGTTAATGATTTGCTCAACACTAGTAACTTTGATCGACCCAAACGGAATTCGAACTAACTATTGGTATAATCAAGCGACAATGACATATACCAATGCGAAAGGCGAATCTATTGACGCATACACTGCTGGTTCTATGGGATATACTATCAGCCGAACCGAAGAAGCCAAAGAAACGATCGATTCGTTTCTCGAACTGTCCAATTCCGAAATGAAAAAGAATTATCGCGAAATGATAGGTAAAGATCGTCAGATTGAACGTGAAGAGCATGATGGGAGTGCTGAAATGGATTATGAAACTTTGACTAGAGCCACTGAAACTGCTGATAGTCTTAGACTCAATAAGATTAAAACGAGTGATCTTTTGAATTTGAACGCACAGTATCTTTCAACTGTTTCTGGCATGTCGGCTGCTGCGGCTGCCCTTGAACAAATCTCTGGCGGTATTCAAATTGGGGTAGAACGGCGGTGGAAGCGGACATCGGAAGCCAGCCATGGCGAAAAGTATATCGCGCATCATAACATTTTGCCTGTAGCAGATTTCAGGGCCGTTGGTGACGCAATCAAATTCGTCAAACTCCTGCGTTCTGCGCATCCTCAGTTGTCACATATCGGTTATACAAAATTGGCTTACACTAAACTGGCTTTAAACAACCGCGAAACTGAAGTAAAATTTGTCAAAGAATGGAATAGTCCATTTACCGAGGATGTGCTTATCAATATCATGCTTGAAAAAGGCTATAACATGTCGATCAGCTGCCCAAATCAAATGTTGCTGTTGGGTGAGTTGTCGAATTATTCTGGCATTCCCGAAATCTCGCGAATTGAAATGTTTGTAGACTATTGCCGCCGAACTGCTCCTAAGAGAGAATGAAACAGTTTACAATGACCGTCAATCGTGATAAGATAGTATAGCCGAAACAAGCATTCAAATTTTCGAGAGGAATTCAAATATGTCTAATGCATTCATTGCTGTTCGTAACTTCGCTGTACACACCGCTGCCGCCGAATTCACAGCTGACAATATTCTTGGCCGTGAAATTACCGAACAAATGATCGACAAAGTTGAAAACACAGTATGGGATGCTATGATGGAAGCGGGTGTTACTGGCATTGGACGCCGAGCGATTCGTAGCGTTATCGTGCAATATATCGCAGATGAATTCGGCACTCAACCACTTGGCCACACTCCTACACACGCAGGTTACAAGCAAGTCGCCGAAGACGCGTACAAGAAATATCAAGGAAAAGCTCGCAAAATCCGCCAAGAAATGTACGGCAGCAAGCGATAATTTTCTTAGCTCCAAATAAAGTATCTGAAGGCTTTCGCTGTCTTCAGAAAGAGGAATATCACAATGGAATTCAAAATTATTGTTTCAAGCCGCCACGCTGGTCCGATTGATCGCTACATTATGGATTTGAAAAATATCGACCGCGTTTCTCCGGGTGGTTGCGAAATGCATATTTTACGCACTACTTCTGGTGCTGATATCATTTTCCATGCTGACGGTTATGACCCCGAATTGTACAACGAAGTTCACCGGCACGTTCATTACATTCTGAATGCCATTCGAGTGCCGGCAGGTGCGCACGTTGTCGGAGTTATATAACGAGAAATTATAGCCGCCAGGCCGAGAAAGCTGTTAGCGAATTTATCTACGTGGAATAATTAAAATGAATTTCAAGGGCTTTTATACTGGTGTAGGGAGTCGCGAGACTCCCGAACATATTTGTCGTTTGATGAAAGATATCGCGGCTGTTGCTGCGATCAGAGGATATACTGGACGTTCTGGCGGTGCCGATAAAGCAGATGACGCATTTGAAACTGGATTTTTGGCAGTTGCTGATAGTTTAGCCATCGACAATATGGCTGAATTTGATGTTTATCTGCCATGGAAACGATTCAATGGCCGTTTTGCACCAAAACATGCTCGCCACAACCTCATTTTACCAAGCGCCAACGAGTGGGACGCCGAGCAAATCATGAAAACGGTCCACCCAATTTACTCCAAAGGAGGTAAATTAACGGGCGGTGCTCTTGCACTTCATACTCGAAATGTGTATCAATTTCTAGGTTATAATCTGAAAACACCTTCAGAATTCTTGGTGTGCTATTCGGTTCCAACGGATAACGGAGTTTCTGGAGGAACAAATACTGCTTGGCAGCTTGCAATGCGTCATGGTGTGGAGTGTTATAATCTTTACAATCAGTTTGACATTGTGCGGCTTAAGGAATTTTTGGATCTGTGAAACTTTACACTCTCTCCGCTATACCAGCTGCAGGAAAAACTGCAGCTATTCTAAATCATATTGTCGAAAATAATGAAAAGGCAATTATAGCCAGCATATCTAGACAATTATCGAAACAATCTTTCGAATACTATGTTGGTCTGGGCGGAGAAGGCGAGTTAGTTGACACCGATAACCGCCAAGGCCAAAAGTCAGTGCATGAAGCAGTTATCAAAGCATCCGAAGAATTTGACGTGATTTTTATAACGCATGCGGCTTTAATGGGCCTTCGAGATATTGATGCTTTAAAAGATTTTAATCTTTATATCGACGAGGTTCCAGAATTAACAAGCTTCGAGCGCTTTACTTTCACAACATCAGTCGAAAGCCACATACTCGAATTGTGCAAAATAGATGAAACTGGACTATTAGAGCTGCGTGATGAGCATCGAAAATCAGTCCAAAAAATGGCAATAGATGGCTTTAGAGGAAACGATGACATTTATTCAACACTTTTTCCATTGTATAAAGCACTATTGACTGGTGTCCCTGTCAGGCTGTCAGTAGAGGGAGGTGTGACGCAATGTTATTACGTGAATGACGCGTCAAATGATGATTGGGCAAAATTCAAGTCAATAACTGTCTGTTCTGCAAATTTTGAGCAGACTTTTACTGGCATGATTATGAAGCATTTTAACGGATGGGAATTTGAAGAGTCTCCGCTAGTTGAGCGGTTAGCTTTCCGAGTTTATCCTAAAACTGCTCGCGTAAAAATTCATGTAATGTTTGATGATGATTGGTCTCGTTACAAAGCCGACAAGGAAGTAGATGGGATTTCGAATTACACTCGCATCGAAAATACTCTCGACACAATCATAAATGGCGATTTCATTTACACCCGAAATTCTTATCGGCCAAGAATGCCAAAGGGGACGGAAGTTCCTTATAACCCGCACGGTCTAAACAACTACTCAGATTACACTAATGTGGTTGTGATGTTTTCGTATAATCCGGCACCTTGGCAAGTTCCAATTTTGAAAGAACTTGCAAAGTCGGTAGGCTTAGACGAAAGTGCAATGGTTGACGCATATATCGTTTCAAAGTATCTTGAACCTGCATTTCAGCTTTGTGCAAGATGTGATATCCGAAATGAACATTCGCTAAAACCTATCAATCTGTATGTTCCAGATATGAAATTAGCTCAATACATGTTGAGATATTTGCCGCATGCTGAGATATGTGATGGTAATTCAATCGAAAATCACAAACAGGTAAAAAGAAATCGAGAGTCGTATCAAGCGCTATACCAAATGACCGAGAAAGAAAGGTTCAAATACAAGTATCTGCTAAGAAAACTTGGGCGAATACTCGATATCAATTCTGCGGAAGACCAGGAAATTGTCCAGGACTGGATAATCAAAACACGAGAAAAAGCCAAAAAGAAGGCCTCTACATGAGGCCTTCGTTGTATGTGACTTCAGGTATTACCGGTGTGATTCTGGTGATACTGGAAAGTTTGTATGATAGGTTATTAGTCTAATGACCTTGTTTAAACCTGGTTGATTATAGAAATCCTGGCTCCAGGTTCAAGCTTGCTTGAACTTATCTTTTTATCCTTTTAGTTATAATATCTATTAAGCCATAAAGGATAAGTTTTGGCAGGGCCAAAACCTGCAGGCAGTAAAG